GTATCAATACAACAGGAAATGCATCTCAAGATGAACCAACATTCACTGATTTAGAACCATCAAAAGCGGGTGAGAGTGGTGATGGTTACATATGGAAATTTTTATATACAGTATCTCCAAGCGATATAATTAAGTTCGATTCCACTGAATTTATTGCTGTTCCTAATGATTGGACAACAACCACTGAATCTCAGATACAAGCTGTTCGTGAAAATGGAGATTCAGATGTCAATAATAACCAAATCAAAAAAGTTTATATAGATAAACAAGGTGGAGGAGGATATACTGGTGGTTTAGGGCAAGAGGTTGATATTCTTGGAGATGGAACTGGTGGAAAAGTTGTAGTTGATGTTGTAGGTGGTAAAATTACCAATGCAATCGTATCATCTGGTGGTAAAGGTTACACATATGGAATTGTTGATCTTGGTAAAATAAATGATAATGTGTCAGATCATGCTAAATTAATTCCTATCATACCTCCATCAAAAGGTCATGGATTCAATATTTACGAAGAATTAGGCACTGATAGAGTTCTTTGTTATGCAAGATTTGGTGGTGATAACAAAGATTTTCCAGTCGATACTCAGTTTGCACAAGTAACACTGGTGAAAAATCCAACATCAATTGGAACAACGTCAGTTTACTTCAATGATTCTTATTCATCAATGAGTGCGATTAAATTTCCAAGCACAACCACCCAAAACCCAACCGTTGGTAAAGTTGTTCAACAACCCGTAACTGGGGGAACAGCTTATGGTTATGTTGCATCATGGGATAAAGAAACAAAAGTTTTGAAGTATATTCAAGACAGATCATTGTATTTTGACCCAACAAACTCTGCTGTCATAGATCAGACAGATTATGATGATGTTGATTCACGAGGAAAAGTACTTGCATTTGAATCAAGTCCCAACGCAGTTACATCTGATGGTTTTAGTGCAGCGATTGAGACAACTTTTAGTGCTGGTATTGCAACTGTTGGTACTAAAAATGTTGATCTAGGAGTGACCTTCACAAATGGTCTTGCATCTCCTGAAATAAATAAAGGGTCAGGTACAATATTATACATTGATAATAGGGCGACTATTAAAAGAGACTCTAGACAAAAAGAAGACATAAAAATCATTCTGGAATTCTAAAAAATGCCACAAAAAACGAATTTAAATATAAGTCCTTATTACGACGATTTTAACAAGGATAATAATTTTTATAGAGTCTTGTTCAATCCGGGAAAACCCGTTCAGGCAAGAGAATTAACTACACTTCAATCTATTTTACAAGATCAGATTGAATCTTTTGGTAGTCATATGTTTAAAGAGGGATCAATGGTGATCCCCGGTAATATACAGTATGATCCAGAATATTTTTCAGTTAAATTAGATTCAATTCATTTAGGAACAGCAGTTTCAGTTTACGTTGAAAGTCTAAAGGGTAAAATTTTAACAGGGGCTAGTAGTGGCATTAAAGTTCTTGTTGATAATTATTCTTTACCAAATGATTCTACAGGAATTACAGACCTTACATTTTTCATTAAGTATTTGGATTCTGGAAACAATAATACTGTTTCATTTTTAGAAGATGGTGAGGATTTATTAGTTGATGAGGGATTTGTATATGGTAATACTCCAATAAATTCAGGAGATTCTGTTGCAACTCTTATTCAAACAGACGCTACTGCTACAGGATCTGCAGTATCAATTGCAAACGGTACATTTTTTATTAGAGGATGTTTTGTTAATGTATCAGCAGATAAGATTGTATTAGATCCATACACAAATAGTCCATCTTATAGAGTTGGTTTATTTGTACAGGAAGAATTAGTATCAGCAGATTCAGACTCATCATTAAATGATAATGCTAGAGGATTTTCAAACTTTGCAGCTCCGGGTGCTGATAGATTAAAAATTTCTACGACTTTAACTAAAAAAGGACTTACAGATTTTAATGATAAAAACTTTATTGAGTTAATTCGTCTTGATGATGGTGCAATTAAAAAATTACAAAATACAACTCAATACTCATTAATCAGAGATTATTTTGCGAAGAGAACTTTTGAAGAATCAGGAAATTATTCTCTTAAAAATTTTCAATTAGAAGCGTTTGAGTCATTAAATGATGGTATCTCCAATGAGGGAATATTTACAGATGATGAGTTGACAGATCAAGGTAAAACCCCATCAGATGATTTATTAGCATTAAAGGTATCTCCCGGAAAAGCATATGTAAGGGGTTATGATATTGAGAGACCGGTAACAACAGTATTAGATTTAAAAAAACCAAGAGATAAAAAAACAATTGAAAACTCATCTGTCCCATTCAGACTTGGTAATCTTTTTCAAGTAAATCGTGCAGCAGGAACACCATTAATTAGTCTTGATACGAGTGCTGTTTTAGAATTTTATGATACAAGAAAGGGATCAACAAATAATGCGACAGGTGGTGCAGGAGATAAAATAGGAAATGCAAGAGTTTATGCATTTGAGAATCATGATGTAAGTGGTGGTTCAGCAGATACAAAATTTGATTTATACTTATTTGACATACAGACATATACAAAAATTACAGTTAATAAAGCTGTTACAAACGCACAATTACCAGATACTTCGTTCGTCGAAGGATTAGCAAGCGGTGCTACAGGTTTTGCAGTGAGTCAAGGTGGTAATAGCACTACTATTACATTAAGAGATACATCTGGCACTTTCATACGTGGAGAAGAGATAAGAATTAATGATAATGCTGGTGGTGCCACAAGAACAATCACTGCAGTTCAAGAATTTTCAATTAGAGACATAAAATCTGTTTATCAAAATGCTGCTGCATTAGGTCTACAAGGTGATTTTAGTGCTGATTTAGTTCTAAATGAGACTTCAATTGATGAATTAGGGCCTGGAGATGAAGTTAACATTAGTGGATCAAACGTGATGACATGTGCAGGAAAAGCATTTTCCTCATTAAGAGTTGGTGATATAATTATAGTTAACTTAACAACAGACGCAGATCCAAGATTCAATCGTATAAGTAGTATTTCGACTGATAAAAAATCAGTAACATTATCAGCAACCACTAATGTGAGTGGTGTTTGTGTTGGAACTGTATTAGCATCCATTACTCCAACTGGTGTTAAATTGGGTATTCCAGCAATAAAAAATGAAGACACTGGATTGTTTGCTCAATTGCAAGAGAAAAATGTATCTGACGTAGATTTGTCTGGTTCTGAGTTAACAATCAAATCACAAATTACAGGAAGAACCATTGATGCTGTTGGCACACTAACATTCAGCACATCAGATTTAGTTGGAATATCAAGTGCTTTGTTTGAAACATTTGACAATGATAGGTATTCCGTTCATCTTTCTAATGGTAATATTGAGTCCATATCATCTGATCAATTCACATTATCTAACAATTCTTCTACTGTAACAATTACAGGATTAACACCGAATCAAAGTAGTAATGTAACTGTAAATGCTACTGTTAAGAAAGTTTCAATAAGCACAAAACAAAAAACATTTGATAGAAGCCATGTTGTTTCTGTAGATAAATGTATCTCAGGAATTTCAACTGTAAATGGACTAACTCAAAATAATTCTTTTGGACTTCGTGTAGACGATAAAGTTATTTCTTTAAACACACCTGATGTTGTTGATGTTGTTGGAGTATATGAATCTGTAACTAATGCTGATCCAGTGCTTGATAGATTAGTTTTTGTAAGTGGATTATCACTTAACACTGCATCTATATTAGGAGAGAAGGTTGAAGGTTCTCAAAGTGGTGCAGTTGCTCAAATCACTAGTAGGGTGTCTGCTACTGTTGTTGAGATTGCTTATTTTACCAGTCAGAGAT